AAAGGAAGTACGCCATAATTATGTGGTATTTCATTCAGTATATTACCATCTTCATCCATGTGGACATATTTTTCAGCATCCCAATACGCATACTCTAATTTTTGTACTTTAGAAGCATCTTCTACAGGTTGTAGCATTGGATATGATATAGAATTTGGAACAAATGGATCATCACCAAAGAAAACATGGAAAAAATAAATAGGTCTATAGTCAAAGTAAGGAGACCTGTTATCAATAGGAGACGATCCACCATCATTCCATACAACTCTCGTTGCAATAGTTCCAACAAGCCTTGTCATTCTCTCAACGTGCTTCATTCGTGCAGCTTTAAGTACGGTAAGTCCGTCGTACTTATCACCTGCGTTTCTTGTTGCACCTATCGTATATATTCTTGACATCTTGTTGATAAATTTTCGTGTAATATTAGCTTCAACAGGGGGTATTTCCCTGAACGCAGCACCTGAAAACATTCTTGATATATAATTAGCAGTATCATTACCATTATAGTAATCAAGTAGCTTTTCTATGTGATCCTCACGTTTTTTAGCATTAGCTAGCTTTAATTCTTTTATTGATTCTTGTATTAAATCCATCATCTTTTAATTAATTTCACCTCTCTATTTTTAATAGGAAACCTATTTATGAAAAAATACCTTACCATATCACAACCATGATCGTGATAACCATCCTTTAAACTTTCAGGTTTTAGATCGCCTGTACTTTCAGGGTATCTTAAACTTTCTAAATCTTCTTGTATTCCTTTACAATGTTCGTCAATATGAAGCCTTCTACTCCCATCAGCACTTTCTATAAATCCTCTAACATGGCTTTCTCCTGATGGTTTATTACGAGAAGTCCGATCTCTAACGGACTTAACTATTATACCATTTCTGCGAAATATTTCTATATCTCCAAGTCCTGATTGTCCTTGTGCTTGTGAACCTGCAGGATCACCATAATATTCTGCAACATTGTATTTTTTAGCCTTAATCAGCTCTACTAATGTATCAGTTTTTATGTTTTCTTCATGTATAATTTCATCAATCATATTAATATGCGATACACCACCGACTTTATATACCTGAAACCAACCAACAGCAGGCATCCTATAGCCGAAGTCAATAGCACAGTAAGTATGAAAGTTAGGGTTGTAAGGATAATGCCCAACATCAAGATTCCTATCAAAAGGGTATACCCTACCTGCAAAAGATGTGAATTTTGCTCCATATTCTTGATCAAACACCTCCTTTGACATATTACGCTTTCTTTCAACTATTACAGGATTTTGTTCGCCTTTGGGATATGCGTAATGGTTTTCCCAAGCAGGAGCAGTATGCGATTCCCACATATTGTCTTTTTTACCAAGTAGGTATTTATCATATACCCAATTAAAACCCTGTGGCGTTGTAATAAAAATAGCTTTTCCATTTCTACGACCAACAGCAGGAGATATATACATATCCCATATTTCTTGCTTCATCTTCGCAGCCTCATCTAATACTACTAAGTCGTATTCATCACCAACTAAAGAATCAGGATTATCTGCTGACAATCCCTCAATCGAACTATTCCATTTAAATCTTACATATTGATCTTTTTCAGATGATTTTACAACGCTAGACTTATTTGGTATTACCATTGTACGCCATATTTCATCAAATAGAAGTTTCGACTTTTTATAAGATAGCCCAACAAGTGCAACTTTCTTATTGGGCATAGATGCAACAAACGATGCCTCTTTAGCAGAAGCAAATGTTTTTCCATAACCACGACCACATACAATAACAAAAAAACGAGAGCTTTTTTTCTTTGGAAAGTGCAACTTTGATTGACCGTGATGAGGTTTATATCCCATAAAGTCAAACCATTCTTTCTTGTATGTAATCAGGCTTTTATCCAAATTTCAATGCAGTTAAATTTTAAGGTTTCCAATAAAAGTATCGTAAATACTTGCATTTTAAAACTATAATAATTTAAGTTAAGGCATCTGAATTGTGCAAGAAAATGTGGATAATGTGTGGATAACTTGTGCATAATTAAAAGAAAGGAAAGATATGTCCGAAGAGAAAGTACAAGAAAGCGTACAAGAAAACCTCGATTTAGGGGTAGAGAATAAACCTGAGAGTGCCGACAATGGTTTATTGCAGGAAGTAATGTCTAAGAAAGCTACAATTAAAGAATTGCAAGCTAAATTAGCTGATTATGAATCTGCAAATGAAAAAGCAAGGCAAAAACAATTATCAGAAGATGGCAAAAAAGATGAACTCATAGCTGAACTTAATTCTAAAGTTGAGCATTTGTCAGGCGAATATAATCGTCTTTCAAAGTATGAGGATGAAGAAAAAACTAACCTTATCGCATCTATTGCTGCTGATGACAAGGAAGCAGAAGTTCTTTCAAATGAAAGTCTTTCTACGCTTCGATTATTAAAAAGTAAAATTACTACAACAGTTTCTGAAGCTCCTCCTGCTCGTGGATCAGTTGGAAATCAACTTCCTACTGATTTTACACAAATGAAAAAAGCAGACAGGAAAAGAAATTGGAAAAGTATTTTAAATCAATATTCAAAATAAAATTAACTCTACTTGAAGGTCTTTTGACAGATGATAGAGAGTGAAATGGAGTAAAAAATGGCTTTAAGTAATCCTTTAGCTTCTAATATGCTAATTGGTGGTGTAGATAGCTCAAGCACTATGGGTGCTAATGCAGATACACTTGCTTTAGAGTTTGTACCTGAAATATGGGGGCAAGCAATATTAGAATCTTTTAATAAAAATACAGTAATGACACAATGTGGAACTAATTTATCAGGAATTGCACAATCGCAAGGTGGGGATAAAATTAGATTGCCTCATGTTGGAGTTCCAACAGTAAAGGCTGTAACACAAAATGCAGATGTTTTAGAACAAGACGATTCAGGCACAGATACAGGTGTTGATACAGAACTTGTTATAGATCAGCATTATGCAGCTCCTTTATGGCTTCCTGATGCAGTAAAAGTTCAAGCTGCTTATGATATGTTTGAAGTATATTCAGGTCAGCTTGGATATGCTATTGCTAAAGCAGTTGATAATCATCTAATGTACACAGTTGTAGCAAAATTAACATCTGTTCTTGGAAGTGGAGATGGTGTAAATGCTAATACTACAATGAATGTAGAAGTTGGAGAGGCTTTAACTCCTGCTCATCTTGCTTCATTAATGGGTATTATAGCAGGTGAAACAGGAAATGTTGATGGATGGAAGATTGTACTTTCACCAAAAGCGTATGGATCATTAGCAAATACAAGTAACTTTGGAAATTCATGGACACAAGGTCTTGCAGGATTAAATTCTGATTTGCAAGGTGGAAATGGAATTGTTGGTAGCTTACTTGGTATGCCTGTTATTGCTTCAAATAGTGTGTTTATGGATGTTGGCTCTGTTGCAGCAGCAGCAGGTGCAGGCATACATACTGCATGGGATGGTTTTGATACAGGTGCATCAACAGATGATGATTATTTGAGAGGTTTTGCAATCCATGATAGTGCTTTGTATTGGGCTATTCAGGATCAAAACATCAAAAGGTCTTATCAGCATGTTAAGATGTCTGATCTTATTTCTGTTGATTCTCTTTATGGAGCAGTTGCAAGAGCAGCAGATAGTGCAGGAAATAGAAGAATAATTGCATTAACAGATAGTAAAACTTAATAGTTAGTGTATTAAAATATATGAGGGTGGGATGTCGAGGTTCTGCCCTCATATTGATAAGGAGATATATATTGAGAACATTTAAATATAATGGAACAAGAATTAAAGACAGAGGAGAACTTCGTGATTTTCCTGAAAAAAAATTAACTCCTGAAAAACTGCAAAGATTAAAAGAAAAAGGTTGGGAAGAAGTAATTAAAAAATCTAAGCCAAAGCCAAAAACTAAGGCTAAGAAAAAGAAGTGATGCCTGACTTTAAATCACTTGTTAAACGCATAGGCGTTAATGAAGGTTTTAAAAGAACACCTTATAAGTGTACTGAAGGTGTTTGGACTATTGGACATGGATTTACTTGGATTACAGAAGAAGAATCTTTGCACATATTAGCAGGTAGAGTATCAAGTTTACATTTAGAGCTTGGAAATAAATGGTCATGGTATGATGATTTGCCTCCTGAAGTGCAAGGTGTAGTTGTTGAATGCTGTTTCCAATTAGGTGTTCATGGATTTTCTAAATTTAAAAAAGCTATAGCACACATGAAAAACAAAGAATGGCAATTAGCAGCAGATGAAATGCTTGATAGTCTGTGGGCAAAGCAAACACCAAATAGAGCTAATAGACTTGCTACTATTGTCCGAGATCATGGTTAATGGAAGAATGGACAAGCCTTCTTGAAAAATTTGGGCTTCCTGTAGTAATGCTTTTAGGCATGAGTTGGGGAGCAGTTCATCTTTTTAAATGGTTAGCTAATGATTTAATGCGACAGCTTCAGGATAATGCAACAAGAATTGAAGCGATTGTAATTAAATTAATAGATAATTCAAAAAAAGAAAGAGAACAGCACAGGCAGGAATCAAAAGCTAGAGATCAACAAATGACTACGCTTATTGACTTAATGGTCAAATTAACAGGTAATGGACTTAAAAAATGAATAAGCAGGATTTAGAAACCTTACAGAAAAAAAGAGCTGCGAAACAACGATTAATGAAAGATCGTGCTATGGTTTGGGTTTCTATGCTTGCCCTTCCTAGTATTTGCCTTATGGTGGGTGCTTTAATTTATTCAGCAAAAACATTAGGCGAAAGCCAACTTGCAGTAATATCAGGACTTGTATCTTCTGTTACTATTGGACTTATTACAGTATTACAAAGAATTACAGGTGCAGAAAAAGAAGACCCGTTAGTATCTATTGCTAAAGAACTTGTGACACACATCACAGATGCAAATGAAGGTAGTAAAGAAATAATAATGGATGATAAATCTATTAGGATACAAGGTAAGGATTCTAAAATTGTTCAAGGCAAAAATTTAATATATGGCAATGACAAAAATGAACAATAGAATTAGTGATAAAACAAGTCTAAATATAAGTTTGCCTATGATTATACAAGTAGTAGGCTTTATATCTGCTATGGTTTGGGGGTATAGTCAGCTTACAACTAGAATGTCTTTTGTTGAAAATGAAGCTACTAGAAATACACAAGCTATAAAAGAGATTAAAGAATTGCAGGATGCACCTATACCAAGTGATATAAAACAAGATACAAGATTAGATTATTTAGAAGCACAAATTAACAATAATAATGATGATTTAGAATATATTAAAAGAAGGATGTTTTTAAATGACTGATGAAGCCATAAAATTAGTGCAGGAACTAGGGTTTCCTATTGCTGTGGCTGTAGCATCCATTGGGATGTTAGCTTGGGTAATAAAGTATATTTTAAAAGACAAGGTAGAAGGAACACTTGTTCGTTTCGATACTCGCCACGATCATTTGTTAAAAGAATTAGATGAAGTAAAAAAAGAAATGCACCTGCGATTTGATCAAGAGAGAGATGATACAGAAAAGATTAAAAAATGGTGTAGTGAAATAAAATCAGATTTAAAAGTTTATATAGACTTAACAATGAAAGGGAAATAATGAAAGCATTAGTTAAAGCAATAAAGAGCATGGCTATTAATATGGTTATAGGACAATTAGAAGCTAACAAAAAAGAATTAGCTAAAAATATTGCTGCGAAAGTTGATATACCATTTGTTAGTGAAAAAGATGAAATTGCATTAGCAGAAGGTGTATTATCAGCAGTTAAAGATGTAATTGAGGATATGACTAAAAAGTGATACCTGCTTCTTTTATACCTATGATTGCAAAGTTTGTTTTAGGTGATAAGATATTGCCTAAAATTATGGATCATATAGCAAAGGTATATAAGTTAGATAAAGTGCTTAATTATATGGAACTTCCTAATGACGCAGATAATAGAATTGATAAATTAGAAGAACAACTAAAGATGTTAGCAAAAAAAATAGATGAATGATTTAACCCTGCAAAATAGTATTGATGAGAATTTAAGACCTGTAAAAGTAGCAGGGCAAAATTCTGCCCTTGAAATATCTACTGAAAATGCAAGGGTAAATGGATCATTAGAGGTTGCAGGAGATGTAACTATGCCTGTCAGGGCAGGTGATATTATAGGCTATACATCTGTTGGTTCAGATTCAGGACACGCTTCAGAATCACTTACAACATCTTATGCTGTAGTAGATGCTGATTTAAAAGTTGATTTTATTGTGCCACCAAGTGGGTGTGTTGAAATAATGGTTCAAATATATCAAAATTCTTTAAGTTCTAATAAGAGTTTATATTTAAGTCTTTCTGATTCAGATTCATATAATTCTCTAGGTAACAGCTATGAGCAATTAATAAGTTATCCTGATGAAACTGATGATGGAGTTATTGTTAATCATTGGGTAGTAAAGGGCTTAACAGTAGGAACTCCTACAACTTATTGGCTTGGTGCAAAAACATCAGGAACAACTAAATATCTAGCTTGGGGTGGAACAGCATCTAATAG